AGTTCAGCATGGCGCACCACGCCAGCGCGAGCTTCTTCCGGCCGGTGTCGCGCGATACGGGCCGTACCGGCTCCGGTCCTCGACCGTTCTTCGTGCTGGTCGATGAGGTGCACGAGCTTCCCGACCGGCGAATCATCGAAATGCTGGAGCGCGGCTTCAAGTTCCGCCGCGAGCCGCTGCTCTTCATGATCACAAACTCCGGCAGCGACCGGACCTCGGTGTGTTGGGAGGAGCACGAGCATGCCGTCAAGGTCGCCGCCGGCCATACCGAGGCGGTGAACGATCCGACCTTCGTCGGCGGCGTTATCGATGACCGCACCTTCAGCTACGTGTGCAGCCTGGACGACGGCGACGACCCGCTTGAGGACCCCAGCTGCTGGGCAAAGGCCAATCCCCTGCTGGGGGTAACTATCACCGAGCAGTACCTGGCGGACGTGGTGGCGCAAGCCAAAGCGATCCCCGGGTCACTGAACGGCATTCTTCGTCTGCACTTCTGCGTGTGGACCGATGCGGAGACCGCCTGGATGACGCGCCCAACGCTGGAACCGGCGCTGGCCGACTTCGACCCGCGCATGCATGAGGGGCGCAAGGTCTACCTGGGCCTCGACCTGTCGCAGGTTCGCGATATCACCGCGATGGCTGCGGTCGTGGAAACCGGCACTGTACCGGTGGAGGTGGAGGTCGAGGGCGAGAAGCTGATCATCGAGAAGCCGACGTTCGACGCCTGGATCGAGGCTTGGACGCCCGGCGACACGTTGGATCAACGGCAACTGCAGGACAAGCTGCCCTATCGCACGTGGGTCAACGGTGGACACCTGCACGCGCCACAAGGGCAGGCCATCAACTTCCGGCACGTGGCCCAGGTTATGGCCGAGTACGACAGCCGCTATGACGTGCAGCTGGTCGCGTACGACCGCTACGCGTTCCGCCGCTTCGAAGAGGAGGTCAACGACATTGGCCTATCTGTGACCTTCGCGGAGCACCCGCAGGGCGGTTGCAAAAAGGGCAAGCCACTGGAAGCGGCGGTGGAAGCCGCCGAGCAGTCGGGGCAGCCCGTACCTGAAGGCATGTGGATGCCCGGATCGCTGCGCCTGCTGGAAGAGGCGCTGCTGGAGGGTCGCCTGCGCCTGCGCCGCAACCCCGTTCTGGTGTCCGCAATCATGTCCGCCGTCATCGAATCGGACCGCTGGGGCAACAGCTGGCTGTCGAAGGCCAGGTCGGCAAACAAGATCGACGCGGCGGTGGCCCTTTGCATGGCCATCGGCGCGGCACACGCCATGCCACCGGATGCCGGCGGCATAGACGACTACCTGGAAAACGGCTTCTTTGGACTGATCGGATGACTACCTTTCGCTGGTACAACCCGCTGAGCTGGCGGTTCTTCGGATACGACGACCCTGCCACCGGCAACTACGTGGAGGTCGACCTGTCCACCGGTGGCCGAGGCACCAAGGCGGGCGTCCGGGTGACGCCCAAGAAGGCGCTGACGGTCAGCATCGTCTGGTCGTGCGTGAAGGTGCTGTCCGAGTCCGCCGCGGGGCTGCCTTGGAAGCTGTATGAGGACGCGGGCGGCCTCCGCCAGCTGGTCAGGGGGAGCAGCCCGCAGAGGCGCCGTCTGCTTCGCCTGCTGAGCAAGCCGAATCCGTTCATCAAGTGGCTGGACCTGATCAAGGCGGTCGTGGTGAACATGGCGCTGCGCGGCAATGCCTTCGCCATCATCCAACGTGACGACGACGGTGGATGGATCGGCCTGATTCCCGTGCCGGTGGATAGCGTCCGCATCGACACCGACGACGGCCTGATCTACTGGGCGACGATCAACGGCAGCGAAACGCCGGTCTCGCCGCAGAACATGCTGCACTTCAAGCTGTTCAGCCCAGATGGCATCACTGGCCTGTCGCCAGTCGAGTATCAAGCCGAAACCATCGGCCTCGCGCGCGCTGCGCAGGACTGGTCCGCCCGGTTCATGCGCAAGGGTGGCTTCACCGGTGGATACATCATTTATCCCGGCTTCCTGACCAAGGAGCAGCAGGCGCAAATCAAGGCGAAGCTGCCGGATATCCGCCAGGGCGATGTGGACGACCTCGGCAAGATGGCAATCCTGCAGGGCGGGCCGACGATCACGCCGGCGGGCCTAACCCAGAAAGACAGCCAATTCATCGAATCGCAGCAGTTTCAGGAGGAGGCGCTCGCCGGCATCTGGGGCGTTCCGCTGTACCTGACCAACCGCGCTCGCTCCACGTCCGTACTGGGCTCCAATTTGGAGCAGCAAACCAGCGGCTTCGTCACCTTTGGCCTGAAGCCTTACCTCGACGCGATCGAGAGCGAGATCAACGACAAGCTGTTCGCTGATGGCGACATGTTTGTGGAGGCTGTCGTGGAGGGCCTCCTGCGGGCCGACAGCGGCGCCCGTTCTACCTACTACAAGACGGCCCTAGGCGGCTCCGGCGGCTCTGGCTGGATGACGATCAACGAGGTTCGGGTGAAGGAGAACCTGCCTGTGCTGGAAGGCGAGCAATACAACCAGGTCACACGGTGGACCAGCAACAAGCCCGATTCCAGTAACGACGACCCAACGGGAGATCCCGCCAATGCTTAGCAAGTATTCCTGCCCGTTCGAGGTAAAGGCGGCAGACGATGCCGGCAACTTCGAGGGCTATGCCTCGGTGTTCAACAACGTGGATCTCGGCGAGGACCTGATCCTCCCGGGTGCCTTCGTCAAGGTGAAGACGACTCGGACTGGCCGACTGCGCCTGGCGCTGTACCACAACCTGACCCGGCTGATCGGCGATGCCGAGTTCAAACAGGACGGCAACGGCCTGCACTTGAAGGGCAAGGTCAACCTCAACGTCAGCTACGCCAAGGACGCCTACGAGCTGATGAAGGCCGGCACCCTGGACGAAATGTCAGTCGGCTTCAACACGTTGGAGGACGCGATCGAGAACCGCGAGGGGCGGCGGGTGCGCGTCATCAAGAAGGCCGAACTGTGGGAGGCATCGGTCGTTCCATTTGGCATGAACCCGGAAGCACAGGTGATGAGCGTCAAGTCCGACGTTCGCGCTTTCGAATCGGCCCTGCGCGAACGCATGGGGCTGTCCCAGAAAGAGGCGGCGGCCGTCGCCTCGCTCGGCTTTCCCGCGATCCACCGTGACGGTGGCATTGGGGACACGGAGACCGTGAAGCAGCTGAAGCAACTCGGCACATCCATCGAATCCATTTTCAAAGGTATGAACCAATGAGCGAGAACATCAGTGATATCCGCGAGGGCCTAGAAAAGCAGCTGAAGGACGGCTTCGCCGGCCTGCAGAAGAAGTACGACAGCGCCTCGGCCGAGATCGAAAAGGGCAACCAGGTCACCACTGACCTGAAGAAGCAGATCCAGTCCGCCACCGACGAGATCCAGAAGGTCGTCGACAAGGTCCTGAAGCTGGAAGAAAAGGGCATCGGCCTGGGCAACCAGCCCGGCACGAAGAAAGGCTTCATCGACTTCATCAAGGGCAACGACGAATACAAGGCGTTGCAGGGCCGTGAGAAGTCGGCCGCCGAGATCGAGGTCAAGAAGGACGATCTGGCGTCCATGCAGGAGACCAAGGCGGTCACCAGCGCAGGCATCGTCGTGCCGAACTTCGATCCGACGATCCAGCCGGGCATCCGCCAGGAACTGCGCATTCGCGACCTGATCCCGTCGATCTCCGTCACCGGCCAGAGCTACACCTACTTCCGCGAGAAGCTGCACACCCGCGGCGCCGGCCCGGTCGGCGAAGGCGGGGCCAAGCCGCAGAGCAACGTTACCTTCGAGCAGAAGACCGACCTGGTGAAGAAGCTGGCGGTCTGGATCCCGGTCACCGACGAAACGCTGGACGACGTGCCGCAGATGTACGGCTACCTGCAGCAGCTGCTGCGCTACGACCTGAAGCTGGAAGAAGAAGTCCAGATCCTGAAGGGCGACGGTCTGGGCAACAACCTGCCCGGCCTGATGACTGACGCCACGCTGTTCGATGACGCCCTTTCGAAGGCGAGCGACACCTCGATCGACACTGTCCGCCGCGCCATCTACCAGGTGCGCAAGCAGTCGAAGCTGTCGGCCGACGCCACGGTGATGACCGAGCTGGACTGGATGAACATCGAGCTGGAGAAGGACAGCCAGAACCGCTACCTGTTCGCCAACCTGCAGGGCTTCGTTACCCCGATCCTGTGGGGCCGGCCGGTGGTCGCGTCGGACAGCATGGACGAAGGCGACGGCACCACCACCGGTGGCGAGTTCCTGGTCGCCAACTTCCAGCGCGGCGCCACCATCTACGACCGCATGAGCTTCCTGTTCAAGGTCGGCCTGATCAACGACGACTTCGTGAAGAACCAGCGCGTGTTGCTGGTGGAAGAGCGCCTGGGTCTGGCTAAGCGCCGCGTCGAGGCATTCGTGAAGGGCCGCTTCAAGCCGCAGGCGTGATAGCGAGCTGATCCCGAACGAGGCCGGCGGCGCGCCGGCCTCTCTCTTCTATACGGAGCAGGAACATGAAGATCAAAGCCGAATGGGGCTTCCGCGGCGACGCCCCGAAGCTCAACGCCGAGACCGCCGATGTGAAGGCTGGCGACGTGTTCGACGGCGTGGATCCGGAATACGGACACGCGCTGGTCGGCAAGGGCCTGGTGGTACAGGTCCACGAAGGTGCCGCACCCCAGGAGACGAAGCCGGCCAAGCCCAGCGAACTGAAGGCGGGCGAGGGCGACGGTGTGGACGGAACTACCAGCACCGACGCAGTCCCAAGCACAGCCGCACCGGTGGTCGATGGTGCTGCGTCCGGTGAAGCTGTCACGGCCGGCGCTGTTGCCGACGCCGCCGCAGGGAGCCCGGCAACCGATCAGGTCGGCGCTGATGAAAGGGCGCTCCTGATCCAGCAGCTGGAGGCCGCTGGCGTCGAGTTCGATCGCCGCTGGGGCGCTGCTCGTCTGGCGGCGGTGTTGGCCGAAGCCCAGAACAAGGATCCCGAGTAATGGCAATCACCCTCGACCTCGCGCTTGTGCGCGAGCAGTGCCGCGTTGTCGATGAGATCAGCGATGCGCTCCTGCAGACGTACGTCGACGCGGCCCTCGTGCACGTGGAGATGCACTGCGATCGCCGCCTGGTTGAGGGTGAGCCGTCCGGCGAAGAAGAGATGGTGCTCACGGCGGATGTGCACCAGGCGGTTCTGTTGATGGTCGGCAGCTGGGCGGAGAACCGGAGTGCCCTGGGTGAGCTGACCTCGGAGATTGCCCTCGGGGTGTCACGACTTCTTTGGTACAGGAAGCGCTTCTGATGGCTACTTCAGCAGGCCAGCGCCGGCACCTGATCCGCTTCGAGCGCGCAGTCGACGTCCGCGATCCGCTTGGTGGGCCGCCCAAGAATGAATGGCAGCTCGTCGCCGCGGCGTGGGCAAAGAAGACGAACCAACTTAGCGCGACGGCCGAGGCGGTCGCCGCAGGGGCGGAGCGATACCGCGAGCAGGTCCGGTGGGACATGCTCCCGCGACATGTCGAGCCCACTTGGCGCATTGTCGAGCGGGGCAAGCCTTATGCGATCAAGAGCATTGCACCGAGCAACGACGGTAGTGAGATGGCGATCATCGCCGTAGCGGGGTTGGGCAATGGCTGAGCAAGTGTCAATTCAAGGGCTGGATGGCCTGTTGCGCTCGCTGCGGGAGGCTCCCAAGGCCATCCAGGGCAGGGCAGTCCAGGCCGGCATGCGCAAGGGCGGCAATGTCATCCGGGACGACGCCAGACGCCGGGCGCCGAAAGCAACGGGCTTCATGGCGTCTCAGATCGTCACCCGCCGGGCCAACTCCAAGAGCAGACAGCGCGCAGGTGTAGGCCGAAGCGGCGAGTACTTCACTGTAGGCGTTAAGACGGGGCGCCGCCGCAAGTACGCCAACACCAAGCGCAATCAACGGCGTGGGCGGACCGGTAGAACCTATGTCGATAGAGGCTGGGCCTACTACTGGCGGTTCGTCGAGTTCGGCACCAAGAACATGCGGGCGTCCCCGTTCCTCACGCCAGCAGGCGAGGCCAAGGGACCGGAAGCGGCCCAAGTGGTCATCGATGAGACCTGGGCGGCGCTCGACAAGCAGCTGAAAAAGGATGGCTN